AAGGGGTACAGCCGCAAGATGTATGGAGTGAAGCGGGGAAAATAGCAAAGGACGTACTGCCAACAGTACTACCAGCATTAATTTCATTACTAGCAGCAGGACCAAACCAGCAACTAGGAACATTATCAGGACAAGGAGTACAGCCGCAAGATATTTGGAGCGATACGGCAAAAACAGTACTACCAGTATTATTTTCAATACTAGCAGCAGGACCAAACCAATTACAATTAGAAGGGGTTTGGAATAACACTCTGAAACCAAGTGGTGCTGCCGTTCCTGTTTTAACTTCACTGTTATCTAATAATTAGTAGTTCGATTACCAAGATTTTTAATATTGACTGTTTGGAGGTTGAAAGTTAAAATGCCAAACCCTTCTGAAAAAGGTAACATCGAACAATGGATTGTTTCTGAACCTAACAATGACCTTTGTGTGAAAAAAGAAGTAGTTAAGAATATAAAAGATTATATAGGGAAGAGAACTGATGCCCATGTTGTACGTAATATTGATTCTAGTACAATCGTGATTAGTGCGAACATAGAGATGGTAAAAGAATTACAGGACAATTATGGTGAATGTATTATTATTTCATTAGATGAATCAATAAGTCCGCTTAATCAATATTAGTAAGTTGTAAAAATAAAGGGAAAAGGAAGGTTTTAGAATGTCACAAACAAATATTAATATTGTGTCCGTAGAGAATGAGCGACGAAATTATTTAATTTCTACAAATCCAGTGGCAGGATTAAAAGCAATGTCTGTAGGGGAAGTTCATGAGATTTTAACGACGTTAGGGATTGAAGTTGTTCGTCGAATTAAAACTCTTGAAACTTTAGGGATATCAGATGATAAGAGTATCATTGTAGCAAAAATAGAGCCAGAGCGAGTGGAGCTTTTAAAGAAAACTATGCCTCCAGGAATGATAATAACGGAGGATCAAACACTTGACTATTCTCAAAAAGTTATATTTCCAAGTATTAAAACTTTATCAGCGACAACCGAAGTTTATACAAAAAAGTTTCAATTTCAAATTTTAGGTGAAGATGATAATCCGCTTGAGAACGCTTCGGTTCAAATAGCGGGTGATGCATTTCCAATCGAGGGAACAACTAATGCAAAAGGTGAAGTTGAGATTGAAATCAAAATGCTAAGTGACAGACTCCCACGTTATCTTAGGGTAGCATTTCCAAATAATTATTGGGATGTTTTTCTTAAAAACCCAAATTTATCTGATGGTGTTAATCAAATAAGGATGCGTTCATTATCTGAAACATTTAAGGGGTTTCCTAAAGATTTTAATTTTGGATGGGGACAACGTTTAATGGGGTTGGATCAACTCTCGAGAGAAAAGAGAAGTGGTGCCGGGGTTAAAATTGCTATCATAGATAGTGGCTGCGATACTAAACATCCTTTGTTAAAACATATCAAATTTGGTCAGGATTTTACTGGGAATCCTGATGTTAATTCATGGAATACAGATTTAATTGGCCATGGGACGCACTGTGCGGGTATAATTGCTGCTTCTAGTACTGAGAATATGTCGTTAAATGGTTTTGCTCCTGACGCTGAAGTTCATATATTAAGAATATTTCCAGGTGGAGAATATAGTAGTCTAATTGAAGCTCTTAATTATTGTATTGAGCATAAAATTGATGTAGTTAATATGAGCTTAGGTGGAGATTCAAAAATAAATCCTATTGTAGAGCAGAAACTTGAATTAGCTGTTAATAATGGTGTAGCTTGCATTACAGCTGCGGGTAATGCTGGTGGTGCTGTGTTTTATCCTGCTTCATCACCTAATACGCTTGCAGTAGCGGCTGTCGGAAGTTCAAAAGAGTTGCAATTCAATACTTGGGATGCGACAACAATGCAAACGGGTCTTGTAGCAGCTGATGGAATCTTTTTGCCCAGCTTTACATGTTTCGGACCAGAGGTAGGTGTTTGTGCACCTGGAGTAGGAATTATATCAACAGCTCCTGGTGGATTCTTTAAACCAGATTCAGGAACTTCTATGGCTGCTCCACATATTTCTGGGCTGGCAGCAATTCTGCTTGCACATCATCCAATATTTCAAACTCAATATCGAGAGAGAGGTAGAGAACGGGTACAAGCTCTCTTTAACTTGATTCGGTCCCATTGTGTTCTTCACTCTTTCCAGAGCTGAAAATTTTAATAATATATAAGTATCAGTAAACGGGTTTTATAATTTGGGGAAATTTTGTTGTTATATCTTTTTAAGTACAATTAAATAAAAAGGGCACTCATTAGAGTGTCTTTTTTATTTAATTGAGAAGTAGAAAAAACATTCAAAATTAGATAATTGGGTATAGAGTTAAAACGAAAAAATTTATCAACTTATATTATTTTGAATCAGGATAATGATTTTAATATAAAATCTCAATAGATATTTATTAACTTTACATCTCTAAAAGCATCATTGAATCTTTGCAATCACTATAGTTACATATAAACCAGTTATCAAATGCAATAATGCATATTTTTAAGTGTCAAAAAACTGGACGTATATTAATATTTTTAACTTTCTCAAGTATTTTCAGAATATGAGAGAATAGATGTTTGGGTTATTTGTGATAGAATATTCTCAATAATATAATTTGACGGAACGAAAAAGACCCATAGCGTGTGTAATTGTGCTGGGAACACATTTACACCGTTTGCCCTAATTGTAGTAGGGAAAACATTTGCCATGAGCCTTTCAGTTACGAATATACGTAACATATACGGCCAGTATAACACAGCTTTTAGATGTAATTCATCATTAAGGTGCGTTTTCATGATAGGGAAGTGTGTCTTGTTCCAATAAGGGGGACAAAACATGTGGAAAGCTCTAAATCAAATTGAAAAAGAGTTATGTGCAGCTGGAATAAGGAAAAATAAACTAGCAAATTATTGGGGAGTTAAGCCAAGTACTGTTACAAAAATTTTTAAAGGTAACACAGACATGAGTTTTGGCTTTCTTTCCAAAACAGTCATCCTATTAAACAAAGGCATACAGGTTCAAGAAAACCTATTAACGGATTATGTATATATAACGAAACCAAAATCAGAAAACTTACGTGAGGCAATGGAAGATTTGGCTTTAAGAGGAAAGTTTAATCTATTAATTAATATTATAAATAGTGAATCACAATCAAAGGTAGCAGAAAATAGAGAATTCGCTAATGTGTATCGAATTATATATAAACGATATATAGGTGAAATTGATGCTGCACAGTACCATAAGGCATTAAGCTTGGAAAGTAAATCAATAAGAACATCAGAGATGGAAGTGTTAATTGAAATTTTATTATGTCAAGCGCAATATCAATCGGGTAACTTTACTTCTTTAATTGAACGATTAAAATCTCTTGAAATAAAAATAAATAAAATAAGTAATAGGTACATTCGAGAATGTTATAAATTACGATATAAAGAAGCAATTGCCGTTACTTCGTTGCAGGGGGGGGAAGTCATTGAAGCAAGGCATGTTTGTATGGAACTATTAGATGATCTTGAATGGGATAACTTTTTTTCTTTTCCAAAAGTAAATGCATATTTAAAGTTAGGTGAATCGTATATTTTTTCAGCGAATGAATATGAGAGGTCAAGATATTATTTGGAAAAGACTCTAGAAGTGATAGGAGATAGTAAGACTAATGGAATTGAGAAAAAAAGAAAAATGGTGCAATATACATTATCATTTCTAAAGATTCATCATGATAAAGAAATTAATAGCTTAGATGTTGTTCATTCGGGTGAACTAGCATATTTAAAGATTAAACAAGGTAACAGAATGGAAGCGAGAAAACTATTGAATCAATTAAAAGAGAAGAATGGAAGTTTAACAGACATACAGACTGCATATTTAGCTTTAACATATGAAGGTACTAAAAAAGAAGAGTTAATGAAACGTTCTCTTTTGATGTGTCAAAAGTCAGGGAATATATTTTATTCGAATTTACCAAAAATACACTTGGGTTTAATTTGAATAATTGGTATAATTGTCTTCGGAAAGAGGTGAAATAATGAAAAAAATAATTATAATTATTCCTGCACTATTAATAGCTGCTACCTTATTCATTAACACTGATTCTATAAAAGAAAAACCTAGTACAAATGATTCAAAACCTACAGTTCAACACATGATGGTTGACCCTGGTGGCGGTTGGTAAAATACATAATAAAAGTTTATATATATTACAAATGACATCGTCTTAATTGACGATGTCATTTGTAGTTTTAGGAGAAATTTCTTTTTTTGCTGAAAGAAGAAAAAAGAAATTTTTGTAAAAAAAATACAAAAACACAAAGAGGGAGATAGAAGAAGATGAAGAACAAAGAAGGGGAAGTTAATCTAATTAAACAAGCTTTATTACTTTTGCAAGAAGAGGATGATCCGAAAGAGACGTTATTTTCTATCTGTTTGAGTGAACCCAAAAAAGAAAAAGTTATGTAAAAAAGACTATCTAACTTTGAACTGAACCCAAAAAATTAGACAAATATATTAAGCAGCTACTATGGATTGAACTCTGTATTGCACAGGGGACAATCCTTCTAGATATCGTGTTACTGCTTGTATTTTATCTTTTGAAGAAAATTTAGCCATAAAAAATGCACCTCCAATTGTTAATTATGTGTCTAACAATTGGGGTGCACTTCACTTTTGGATAGTCTTTTTACACTACATATTTCTTTTAGATTTCTCGTAGTTCACAAACATCTCTAATTGTTCTAATGCTTTTTTTCGTTGTTCTTCGGGTAAGTCATTAATGATTTGAAGAATTTCATGTGCTTCTTTTGTTAGCTGTAAATCTTGGCCCGCTGTTAAATCTGGTGAATCAGATAAACCTAACAAATAATCTGTTGTTACTTTTAAATAATTTGCTATCTTCTGAAGTGTACGTGTACCGGGTGCTTTTTTTCCCTCAACATAATTATAAACAGAAACATGACTAACACCAATTGCATCAGCTAACTGTTGTTGGGTGATGCTCTTCTTTTCAATTAATGATTTCAACCTCTCATGACTAAACATAATAAAAAACACCCCAAGTTTATTTTATATGAAATTATTTTTTAAAATTACAATTATGGTGTCACACTGTCATTATATATTAACTATCAGTTAAGTGGAAAGGTAATTTTTTTAAAAAAGTTTTGGGAAACGCTTGAACTTAACTAAAGGTTAAGTTATTATGTAAATAACAACAAAAACGGAAGAGAGGAGTTGTTTATGAAAACTCTAAAACAGCTACGTGTAGAACAGGGATATACATGTAGGGAAGTAGCTGAAGCCGTGGGTATTACTGAAGTTTATTATTGGTATATAGAAAACGGGAAGCGTCGACCTTATTATGACTTAATTGTGAAAATTGCTGATTTTTTTAAAGTGAAACTAGATGCAATTAAAATTTTTTGTCCATAACTTAACTTAAAGTTAAGTTATGGTTGGTTAAGTAAATTAGAAAGGAGCAAAACAAAATGGGATTAGATCAAATCATTAAAGAGTCAATTCGCGAAGTTGTTCGCGAAGAAATTCAAGCAGCTTTAGCTTCATTCCAACAACAATCACAACCAAACAAGGTAATGCGAGTGAAGGAAGCAGCAGCTTTCTTAAACATAGCGGTTTGTAGGATGTATGAATTAGCAAATCATCCTAAGTTTCCAGTAATACGAGAAGGGCGTAAACTACTTTTTCTACAAAAGGATTTGGAAGCATGGCTTGAAGCGAAAAAGGAGGTGATTTAGTGGTGGATACAACATCAGTAGCTATATTTGGAATGTTAATCGCATGCGGTTCATGTTTGTTTTATATTACTTACAAACCAATAAAAGCATGGGCTTGGAGTGATATAAAACAAAATAAAAAGACCCATGGCAGTGGGTCCATTTCAAAAAACATGTTGTTATAAGTATACCACGGAAAGTAGGGATATAGTACATGGATTTAATTGAATATCAAGTGCTATTACCTAATAAGTTCTGGGATTTAGCGAAAAGCAAAGATGAATTAAAGCGAATGATTGAACAGTATTTTGCAGTTGGTTATCCGCATTATGAAATTCAACGAATTATCAAAAGTGGACAAGCATATGTAGCAGTTTGTACGAGGAGGTAAATATTTATGACAAACATAGTAACTGAAATTGGTGGATTAAATTTCAAAGGTAATGTGGTAGATCATGAATGGTTTAATTACATCACTTTTAGTAATGGTAAGCCTCACATTGTAGCAATTATGGTATTAAGTGAAATTGTTTATTGGTATCGTCCTACAGTTATTCGAGATGAATATACTGGCAAGGTTACTTATAAGAAAAAATTCAAGTCAGATAAATTACAAAAGAGTTATCAGCAATTAGCAGAAACGTTTGGATTTTCAAAACTTCAAGTGAAGCGAGCTTGTGACTTATTGGTGGATATGAGCTTAATTGAAATTGAATTTAGAACAATTATTGTAAATGAAATAACGTTAAACAATGTAATGTTCGTTGAGCCTAAAGTAAATGAAATAAAAAGTATATCAAGTATGTATCAAGAAGTTGAAGAGAACCCTGTTGACTTTGAAGTAAAGAGGGTAGTTACTTCAAAGTCGGGTACCTCTTCACATAAAAGTAAAGAAGCACCTAACTTTAAAGTAAAGACAAATACAGAGATTACTACAAAGAATACTACAGAGAATGTAAGTAGTAGTAGTAGCATCTTCTCTTTCTATGAAAATAATTTTGGTATTTTAAATTCATTCATAGCCGAAAGTATTTCACAATGGGTAAACGATACAAGCGAAGAACTTGTACAAGCAGCTATGGAACGTGCTTTGAAACAGCAAAAAAAATGGAATTATGCTGAGGGCATTTTAAAACAGTGGGTTAATAAAAACATACTTACTTTAGCTGATGTTAATGCAGCAGAAATAGAGTTTAAAAACAAAGGTAAAAAAGGAGAGAAAAACAATGCAAGCGTTAGGAAAAACAGTAGCTTCATCGAAAAATACGATTTTGAGTAAATTCGCTCAAAGTTATGTGTTGTCTCCTAATAGATGTACAAATGTTTTCTTGGTTGGAAAAGACAAATTTAAAGACGTTTGTAATAAACGCTTACTTATAGATACAAAAACAAATGAAGAGTTTTGCCCGCAATGTAGATTGGTAGAGCAAGAGGACCAACAACTTGCAAAAGAAACATTGGCTATTAAGAAGAAAAACGAAATTATTAATTTATACGATTCGTTTTCGGATAACAGCCTTATAAACCCTAAGTTAAAAAAAGCAACATTTGATAGTTACGTACCACCTACACCGGAATTAGCAAATGCAAAAGAAGTAATGATGGATTTTGCTAGAAACTTTGATCCTAAAAAATCAGAAAGCATTGTAATCACAGGTAACTACAGAGTCGGAAAAAGCCATTTATGTGTAGCAGCTACAAAAGAAATTATGAGAAAAGGCTACAGCGCAATGTTTATAGAAATGAACGCACTTTTTACAAAAATCACATCTACATGGAATAAAAATAGCGAATTAACAGAGGACAAGCTAATGTCTATTCTAGCAAATGTGGATGTACTCGTATTAGATGACTTTGGAGCCGAGTTCACGGAAAAAGATGCTGAGGGAGTTACTTGGAAGAAAACGAAAACAAAGGACATTCTCGAACGCAGGTTAGGTAGAACAAACTTAATTACAACGAATTTTGGAGTTATGGAATTAGCTGGAATGTATGGAGAACGTGAGTTTAGTCGGATTATGGAAGATACTCAAGTCTTGAAGATGTACGGTGAAAATTACAGTTTGCGAAACTTCAAAAAGGAGGAATAAGCATGTGTATATTATGTCATGATACAGGAATTATTCGTAAAGAAATTTATCCAGGTGTAACTCTAACGGAAGGTTGTAGCTGTGAAGTAGCAAAGCAACAACAAGAGGAAAACCAAAAGCGCTGGGAAGCATGGTTAATAAAATTCGAGCTAATGAAACAAGAGTTACAACGTAATCAACATCAAAAAGTTAGCTAACAAGAAAAAAGGAGGATTTCAGTCGTATGAAGCTTGCGAAAATTGAAATTGATGTTACGGATAATAAAATTTATGTAGTTAAAAATGGAGAGGTTACTCCGCTGAATCCTCCAGCAACAGGATTCGGAGAACAAGTAATTACTTGGCAAGGCGGAAAAGTTGATCGTGTATCAACTACAATCACAGAAAAAATCAAATAACTGGGGATGCGATTATGAAGCAATTAACAATTGATGATGTTATAGGCAGTTTTAACTATAACGCGATAAGTACCAGTGAAAAGTTTTTGAATCCAAGCTATGAAGTGCATTTCTACGATAAAGAGGAACGGCAAAAGATGGATTGCTTTGATGCTAGGAGTGAAGCTGAAGCTTGGAATGCAACGTTAGAAGAGCATGGTAAAGGTATTCGGAAGATTATGGTAATTCATTCGAAGCGTAACAGAGCTGAATTTTTGGCACTAGATTAGGAGGTGAAACAAATGACCTTAAATCGGTGGTTAACGAATGAAGAGTATGAGGTAGCTAAATCTAATGGTATTAGTAGAAGAGCTCTTTACATGAGAGTTTACACATATGGATGGGAATTACAAGAAGCATTAACAATACCGCCAAGAGCATACTGGCATATTGGCGAAGGGAAATTCAACAAGTTATTAAAAGTAGCGAAAGAAAACGGAATTATTCCTAGTACGTTTTATGGGAGAGTCAATAGTGGATGGGATCCACAAGATGCAGCGACTATTCCTGTTCGTAAACAAAATGATAGAAAAGATTGGGCTAAGATAGCTGAAGAGAATGGGATTAGTGCTAGTACTTTTAGATCAAGAGTAGCAACTTACGGATGGGATCCAAAGAAAGCAGCTACAACACCAGCTAGGAATAAAAAAGCAAAGAAAAATATTAGTTAAAGGGAGCAGATGGAAATGCAGGCAATAGAAAACGGTGTATATGCAACAACTAAATTAGTTAGTGAATCAAAGGGAGGACAAGCTGTAATGAATATCAATCAAATTTGTGAATTAGATCAATACCAAGAAGCGACATTACGTACATGGAATGCAAATAATGATTTCGGTGGGCGTGTTTTAAATGCAGCATTAGGGCTTACGGGAGAAGCTGGTGAAGTTGTTGATATTGTAAAAAAAGCTATTTTTCATGGTCATGGATTTGATCCGGCTCATTGTCCAGGAGAAGAAGAAGGGAACACACATAAAATCGCTTTAGAGTTAGGAGACATCTTGTACTACATTTCAATCATGTCTCACGAAATGGGATACACCCTAGAAGATATCGCTCAAATGAATATATCTAAATTAGCAACAAGATACCCAGACGGATTTAGTCGAGAAGCTAGTCAAAAACGTGTAGATGTGAAGTAAGACCAAATTTGAGTTTTGTATGAAAATGGGGTGAAAAAGTGCCTGAATATGTAATCTACCTTTCAAGTGAAATAAGACCGAAAGAAGCAACTAACTCATACGGCTATTGGAAAGGGAAAACATATACATTGCAAGGAGATATATTTCCAGTGACGTGGGATGTAGTTGAGAGTGATGTAAAAAGATATAAGTCGAAGAAACGAGCGGAAAACATGGCTGAAAAGTTAGCCAATAGATGTACCTTTGTATTGTCTTGGGTCGTAGAGGAAATTTGAACAAAAGCGTTATTTGCATAGAAAATGGCAAGTAATTGACTAAGTTACCTGCCGAGTGCCTAAACAATCCGGAGGGGAAGGCTCCGTTTTGAAAGAGTGTAACTGACTTGAGGATAGTATGTGTAATGTAAAAAAAGATTATTCGTAAAGGGGAATGGGAAATGGATAAGCAAAAACGAATTGAAATCGTGAATTCACTCATTAAGTATCTTGCAGATCATGAGAGAGAGTTCTTTCGTTACAAGGATAGAACAGCGTGTTTTGAGCAGGATGGTAGAAATCTATGGTTTATTGATCACGGCACGAATATTCCGATGCGTATGACAAGAAGTTCTTACATGAATAAGAAACAAGAACATAATTTCTCTGGTGGCGGAACAATGTGGGGGTTAATCAGAGATTTTACAGACTTTATATTCGGTCACGATAATTCGAACGGTAAAAATGGTTACGGTGGATTGTACTGTACTCATTGGGGTTGGTCAGAAGAGGGAATGAAAAAGATGCGTGAATATGCAAGGGAAATCGGATATTTAAAAGTTTCATAAAATAGTTATTTTATAACGAATAAAGGAAAGAACCCCTTTGTGATAAAAGGATTCTTTCCTCAAGGTCTGCAAGAAATTCAAGGTAACTGGACCAGAGAAACCAGTGAATTTCTTTATAATAATACTGTATGCAACGGAATCAATAAGGTTAATGAATTTCAAACAAAATCCTTATTTTAAAGCTAAAGAGCGCCTTGTAGAGCGCACCTTATGCCTAATTATAAATGCATGTGTTCGATCTTAGATTTCTTGATTGGAGGAATAAAATACCCTTAAACAAAGTTTAGATAGACAATATAGCCCATAATTACAATATAAAACACCGCACAAAAGAAGATTAAAATGTATTCTAATGTTTCGTTCATATTAGTACCGTCCTAAAAGAGGATTATTTGGATTTTAATATGGTATGTAAAAAAGGTGCATTTATACAAAGGAAGGGTAGCCAGCAAAAGTAAAACAAAATATTTATTTGGGAGAAAGTGAGGGGAAACATGAGAGCAGAAGTTAAATGGTTTGCTGAACAGATGGAAAGCAAATTACAGGAAAATGACCATAAAGGCGGTCGGAAAGATTGTGACTGCTATTGCCTTCTCAATAGGGCAAAAGAAGAATGTCTAGAGTTATTACATGAACTTGATGTCTATAGAGATTTAGGTGGTAACAAGGAAAAAAATTATTAAAGAATGCTCAGATGTTGCTAATTTTGTAATGATGATTGCGGATAAGGTAAGTGAAAACTAAACAAAAACGCTATTTGGTTGGAGATGAAAAATACCATAGGTACCCTACAAACAATAAGGATGCAACTAAAAGTATAAATAAAAAATGTTTAAGAATTTTGAGTGACGTTTTCAATGTTTAACTCCTGTTTTTTTGGCTATTTTATATGTTTAAGTAAATTTTTATACAACTAAACAAAAACTTCATTTTATAAAAAAAAGAAGCGCTTGACTATGGCGCTCCTCTTACTGCCAATACATAATACCTATCCCATTTCAATGTATATGCGGTAGATATTTAATAATTACTTTTATAATAAAAATTTCATTTTGTATTAGTTTAAAAACCAAAAAGAGCACTTCATAAAAGTGCTCCCGTGACGAGTTTCATTTTCAAATAGAAAGGAATACACCATATTATACGAAGTTTGTCTGAAATGCGCTTGTGTTAATTAATTAGTATTTGAAAAAAGAGCAGCTAGCAAAAGCTAACTGCTCTCCTAACAGAAAAGATAAGAAGGAAGTTTAATAATTAAGTGTATTTATAGTATGGACAATAGTTAGGAATTTATTCAAGGAGGAATGGATTTGAAAAGATATCGTGTTGAATTTACTGAAACTAAATCTTATGAGGCGTTTGTGGAAGCACCTGATGCGGACAAAGCGATTGATAAAGTTCGTAATGGTCTTGTAGAGGAAGAAGAACTAATTGAAAAAGATGTAATTGTTGATGGGATGTACTTACAGAATAAGAGCAGCTAGCAAAAGCTAACTGCTCTTCTCTCGACCAAGAGAGCTAGAGTGGGGAAAAATTAAAACTGACTTTTTAAAGTCTTATATAGTATCGGAAAAACATAGAATTTTATTCTTGTAAAACATAAAAAGAGCGGCTAACCAAAGTTAGCCACTAAGCCTTCGGGTATGAAGGAAAATCAGAAACTGTATTTACATTATTAACGAAATATTGAGTTTTATTCAGGGGGTAGAGGGAAATGAGAGAAAAGGCAGAGTCGAAAATGGTACCAATGGCTTCTTATGGATGGAATAAAGAAAAACAATATGTAGAGTTACATTTGTACATCAATGAAGATATATATGTAATGCCAGTGTATGAGAAGGATATAAAAGGTATGGAGACTTGGTTTCGGTTAAAGAACCACAACTTAATAAAATAATCCTTTTAAAGTGAAAGTAAACTGAATATAGTCCGGCTAGAAAACTAGAGGACACCAATTTTTAGAGCAGCAATAAAGCTGTTTTAAGAAATGGTGTCCTCTTTATTTTTGAAAGGGGATATGAGGAATGAAGGTATTAAAAGATCAATTACGTGAATGGAAAAAACAATCAAAACAAGCTAAGAAGAAAAATAAGAAAAAACGAAAAGAAAAATTAAGCACTCGTGAGATTGAGGATCTAATGGGGATGCATAGACCTTGTTATGAGCGTAGGCGTGGAGCATTAAGACAAAAGTAATAAAAAATAAAAAGGAGTGGTCTTACATGACTATACAATTATCTTTCTTACCAAAAATCGATAGAGCAGCAACGCAGAAAAAATTAGAAGGTGTTCTTGAAAATGTACGTTTATATAGACAGTTTGGAATGATGCGTGAAGAAATGAAAGTCACTCCTTCTTATGAAATTAGATATCACGGACCTACAAATGATGTAGGAAAGCCATTAGAAGATGTAGCGATGGCTAATATACAACAAAGTGAACGAGAAGAGTGGATTAAGAAAATGTCATTTCGTATCGATCAGTTTTTAAATCGTTTAGGTAATAGCAATGCCGGAAGAATTCAAAGAGATATTATTAGTAAACGTTATTTAGAAGAAGAGGATGTATGCGATTATATGATTTATAACGAAATTGGAATGACTGAACGTACATATCGCCGTTGGAAGTCCAGGGCGTTTTATAATTTAGCTTTTGCTCTTAGATTGGAAGTTTACGAGACAGAAGAAACTGGAGGGATTGAATAATGAATTTTGTCCAGCCAATACGTGATCCAGATCAAATACAACAAATTAAAGAGTATTTAAGAGAAAAGAACGAACGGAATTATATCTTGTTTGTAATGGGAATTAATACAGGTCTACGTATTAGTGACATTCTAAAACTGAAGATTGGAGATTTAAAAGGAAGTCATATCTCAATGCGTGAAATGAAGACAGGTAAGCAGAAACGAATTCAGATTACTGCAGCATTAAGAAGAGAATTGAAATGGTATATCGAAGAGATGGAAGATCATGAATATCTAATCAAGAGCAGACAAGGAAAGAATCGACCAATTGGAAGAAGTATGGCATATAAAATACTTAGTGGTACAGCAGCTGAGTTTGGATTAAATGAGATTGGAACGCATACATTACGAAAGACATTCGGATATCATATGTACATGCAGACAAAGAATATCGCCTTGCTAATGGAAATATTCAATCATTCAAGCGAACGGGTAACATTAAGGTATATAGGGGTAAACCAAGATGCAATGGATAAAGCAATGACTAGGTTTAAAATCTAATCATTGCTTTTTTCTTCTTAAATCTAGAGGTATCGCCAGCATTTTTGAAAACCCCCACGCTAAGAGCATACAAAAATTTATACAGTTTTTGGCTAATTCAGTAACAAACGAGAACCCGAAAACCTGCGCTAGGATAGGGATGTATAAAATAATGCATAAATCTGTAGAACAAAAAGAGGAGATTTACTTGTCAGATTATGGGCCCACTTTTCTTTGCTATCGATAATGAGACGTTATGTTAGCCTAACATGAATATAATATAAAAAAGGAATTTATAAGATTTGACGAGAATAAAATTGTATTAAAAGGATATTGGAGGTTTTTTATGAAACTAGTAGGACAGCAAATATATCTGCGACTTTACAAAATTTCTGACGCGAGCGAGTTAGCTAACTTACATACTAGAAATCGCGAATTTTTTCAACGAGTTTGTCCATTACTCCCAGAAGTCTTTTATACAGAAGAACATCAAAAAATACGCATTGGACGAACATTAAAAAAGAAAGATGAAGATCAAGTTTACGCTTTTGGAATCTTTTTAAAAGCAACTGATAAACTTATCGGAGACATTTCATTAACTCAAATTGCTAGAGATCCCGTCCAAAGCTGTTATACGGGATTTATCTTAGATAGGGAGCATAATTCAAGGGGCTATACAACAGAGGCTCTTCAACTTGTTGTAGACTTTGCATTTAGAGAATTAAAACTACATAGAATTGAAGCAGGGGCTATGCCTAGCAATATAGCATCTATTCGTGTATTAGAAAAAGTAGGATTTAAAAAAGAAGGTATAGCTAAAGAAAATGTAAAGATTAATGGCAAGTGGACAGATCATCAAATATTAGCTATCATCAACAGCCTGAATGTATAAGCAAATTTTACTTTCAATAATGAGACGTTATGTCAACCTAACATGTATAGGATATACACTGTTCCTTATTCAACTAAATGGCAGGTTAGTTGAAGTGTATTTTGGTTAATATAGGAATTTTTGGATGCCCCCTAGAATATAAAAAATATAGATTGTATTATAGGAGGTATATAATGAAACAAAACATTTATGATAATCCGTTTTTCTTTAAAAATTATAAATTATTACGTGAAAATGGATTTACCTTTAATGATTTTGTTGAACAGCCAGCAATTAAATCTATAATTGCTAATCTTACAGATAAGTCTGTATTAGATTTGGGATGTGGAACTGGTCATTTTTCTATGTACTGTGTAGAAAATGGTGCCTCAAAAGTTATAGGAGTGGACATCTCAAGAAATATGATTGAACAAGCTGAAATGTATAACAAAAACGAAAAAATAGATTATATGTGTGTACCAATAGAAGAACTTAATTTGCCAAATCAAAAATTCGACTTAATAACAAGTTCTTTAGTTATACATTACATAGAAGATTACTCACATCTAATTAAAAAAATAAGAGATCTGTTAAAAAATGATGGTGAATTTATCTTTTCAACAGAACATCCAATAGTAACAGCTCGAAAGGAAATGAATAATTGGTTTAAGGATAATAATGGAAACAGATTGCATTGGGCATTAGATAATTACCAGGAAGAAGGAAAAAGGGAGGAACATTGGTGGATAGATGGTGTTGTTAAATATCACAGAACAATTTCAACATTAATTAATACTCTTATAGACAACGGTTTTGTAATTGAAAAAATTATTGAGCCAGAGTCAACTCCAACAGGATTAGAAAAAATGCCAGAATTAATAAATGAAAAACGGAGACCATCTTCTATTATCATTAAATCAAGAAAATATTGAGATTAAACCCTCGTTGATTAACTTCCGCTAACGATAATTATGTAAATAAGCTGTCCACATGGGCAGCTTATTTTATTTTTCCGCATAGCGTAGGTTATTTTGCAAAATGCTGGTGGTATCTCTATACAGTTACTCATAATTTTCGTACTGTGTAACTCAAAAGAGAAAGTTAAATGAAATCAATGATACCAAGGGATTCAGCGAAGGGGGCAGTTACACACAATATAAGATATGGGTAAGTGGATGCAAAAATTACATCCTAACTTATTTGAATGATAGAATGTTAAAGAAAGGGGTGTGAATAATGAGAGAAAGTGATGAAGAATATAAGCGCAATAAGATAAAAGAAAGGTTAAGAGAAGAAGTAAGAAAAGAGGTGCAAAAAGGAACTCAGCTAACCAAGAGTATACAAGCTATTATTGATATACAGAAAAGTACTATGGATCTTATAAGAGCGATACATCCACCTGTTATAGACATACATGATAGTTTTATAGAAAACATGAGTGTTTTTTCAGAGATGAATGAGCATATAGCAGGGCTAATGAACATCATTGATTGGGAATCAATTAGTGATACAGCAGCAGAGCGAATAAAGGAAATTGATATGTTATTGAAAGAACATGAAGAGAATTTTTGGTGTCTAGATTTTGAAATTCTCAATGTAGTTGAAGAGGATGAGATGAATCAAGAACATATATCAGAATATGTTAGTAAAAATCTTGATTCATACGTAGAAGAGATAGTCAAAGATCCTATGTACGAACTTCATGCAACTCTAATACAAGAGACTTATGAAGCATTTAAAGGAGGATATTATAAATTATGTGCTATGCCATTGTTTGCCGCATTTGAACATGTTCTTGCAACTTGGGGTGATGGTAACATAAATGCCGATATGGTATCAGTTAGACAAAAACCAATAATATTTAAGGTTACTAAAGCAATTAATCCTGAAAAATATAGCGAGATAGAAGAAGAACAATTTATTAAAGTTTTTTCACTCTCGGTAATTCGGATGTTACATAAAACGTTTGTTGGTGTTCCAAATGAATTATGTCAAGAACTTAATCGTAATTCAATAGCACATGGTTTCCATGATTACGATGCAATTACTAAGACAGATATATTAAAACTGTTTCAATTGCTCAAATCTACATTAGTAATAAAATACTTTGATACGAGTCTTGTTAGAAATTAAAATAGTGGCAGAGTCGTGACCGCTTTTTGGCAGTAAATGTGCCGGTTGTTTTGGAATCAACGTGATATATTTGTATTGTGAGAAGTGGCGGAAAACACAACTCATAAAGATTCCTTTATAATCTATATGTTGTCTAGACGGTTTCATAATGGTGCACATAAAATCCGAAACTAGCAGATGGTAACGATTGAATGGTACCGTTATTAAGGAGAGCTTTTGCTCTTCTTCCAGTTACTTAATATTGATGATGAATATCAGGAGATCATTATTAGGTGATTGGAAGAAATTTAAAACTTCACGTACCGTAATTGAATTAATAATATAAATCAAAGCATCCATTTGGGTGCTTTTTTATTTTGGAGAGGATGGTTTATATGACGGCATACCATAGGCCGATTTTGACAGAAAAATTGGATACACATACAGCAGTTTGGGTGAAAGGGTATTCTATTGACAATCCAACTATAGGAACCGAAATGAAAAGTCAGCTCAATCTTGAACTGACTTTTATGAGTAATGATTATTCGCCAAATAAGTACAAGATATTTTTAGAAGAATTTGAACGGTTTCTAAGTAAACACGGGTACTTAAATGGTGAACATAGTTAAGATAATCCTATAAAACTAGTTGTCACTTTTACAGCTGTTGCTGAGAGTACACTTAAAGGAACACTAGATAACTTTTTAGTAAGTTCTTTTGTTTTAGCCCAAACTTTTGAGTCTCTAATAGTATCTAGGAATTCATGCCCTGAAAAAGTAATCGATCCTATTCCTAGAGCATAAATTTCATCTCCATCAAACTGGTAAGAGCCGTTTATGTATCCAGCTTCTATAAGTTTTAAAATGGCGTATATAGATTCGTTTTCGCCGTATTTGTTAAAAGTATTAAATTCTTTTAATTGATGAAGATGAATGTGTTGACCTAGGTTTAATTTTTCTTCTAGTTCCAAAAGAACAGAACGAATACAATCTTGATTTAATTTCATGTTATCACCTCCTTACATTCTACAAATTCGACAAAAAAGAAGGTAATCCTACAAATTATAGAATAGGAAAACAATTGGTAATCAAAGCATTTAATTAGAAATTTTTATTTTGAAGGAGGATGAATGATGGAAGGTAAAACAATGACACTTAAACCTTTAAAGCAATATAAGATTGGTCCAAATAAAATTCAATCATTAGATGATGTAATTACTATTTTAAGAAATGTAATGATATGCGTGAATGGTGGAGAAGCGTTAGAAAGTCTGGAGCATTTAATCGAAAAGGGTGACGAATAATGAAACTAACAAAACAAGAACAAGCGGTTGCAATTGGTACATTCATTTCAATGTTAGGACAGGACCTTGTAAATGAATGTATTGATAAACAGAAATTAGAAAGTGTAATTCCAATCTTTAATGAGTTGGAAGATAATACAACACCAAAGCAAAAGAGAGAAGCGATGATTAATTTGCTTGGTAAGGCAATGGATGAATTTGTTTAGAATAGGGAGTGATGATAGATGCAAGTCTATTGTTCTAACTGTAATAAGGATTACGATATGCAACCACAAGTAGAGCAATTTCCAAAAAGAATTGAAAAGTGTTTCTTTATTTGTCCTCATTGTAAAAATGAACATGTTGCTGCATATGTGAACGATAAGATTCGTAGGTATCAAGCGGACATTGCTAAGTACCACGAACGGATTAATAAGAAGAATCTTAACATCGAGGATGAAATGAAACGGTTAAGAAAGAGGATGGAAGGTGCCAAGTAAACCATTTAAGCCGTGCAAGTCATTAGGTTGCAATGAACTGACGCGGGATAAGTATTGTGCTAAACACATCGAAAAGGAAAAAGAAACCGTAAGATATTACGACAAACATATTCGAAACAAAAGCTCACGTTCATTCTACAATTCAAGATTGTGGAAGGATATGCGTGAGCTTATTTACCGTAGAGATCATGGGCTATGTGTTCAATGTAGAAGTAAGGACATCATTAAGATAGGTGATGTAGTCGATCATATCATTCCTATACGTGTTGATTGGTCGAAACAACTAGAGCCATCAAATTTACAAACGCTTTGTCATGCTTGCCATAACAAGAAAACAAAAGAAGATGAGAAGAAAAATAAAAAATAATTCAAAAGAAGAAAATCATAAACATGCCCCCACCATGAAAAAGCAAAAGGCGACTCCCTGGAGACCGCCGCCTAGCTTTCCGTAAAAAAAGTTCGTTTTATTCCATAAAAGGGGGTTCGGCTGAGGGAGGTGGTTCTCATAGGAAGAAAAGCGAAACCGATTCATCTACATTTATTAGAAGGAAATACAAATCGACTAACAAAAGAAGAAATCGATCAAAGGTTAGCGGCCGAAAAGAAGTTACAAGCAAAAAAGGATAAAGTAAAACCGCCAACATGGTTAGATTCAGCTGCTAAGAGGGAGTTCAAACGAATTGCAGGTGAATTATTGGAGTTGGATGTTATTACTAACATAGATGTAAATGCACTGGCAACTTATTGTGATGCTTTTTCTGACTATGTTGAATGCACCAAGATTATTAGAGAAGAAGGACTACTTGTTGAATATACCAACAAGGCGGCTGAAACCAATAAAGTGCCACATCCACTACTTACAAAGAAGAAGCAATTACATGAACAGATGAAGGCTTTGGCTGTTGAGTTTGGTCTAACACCAAGTGCAAGAGCAAAAATTGTCATTCCAAATATAAAACAAGGTCCAAAAACTAACGTAGAAAAGGAGTTTGACGTATAACATGATCAGACAATGGATGTTGGACTATTGTGATGATGTACTAAGTGGTGAGGTCATTGCTTGTCAGAAGCATAAGCAAGCTTGCAAACGATTTTTAAGAGATATTGAGTGTGAAGGTTCTGAAGATTTCCCTTATGTTTTCAATGAAGAAAAGGCACTTCGTTTTTTAAAATGGATGTCTTTATTTAAACATACAAAAGGAAAACTGGCTGGACAAAGGATCGAACCGCATTCTATACAAATCTTTGTTTTTAGCAATATTTATGGATGGGTTCATAGAAATACGGGATTACGTAGATTTAAAAAAGCTTATTGGCAAGTAGGGCGTAAAAATGCAAAGTCACAATCTTTAGCGTGTGTTGGCTCATATGAAGCAATGGCCTTTGGTGAGAATATGTCTGAAGTATATGTAGGTGCCACAAAAACAGAGCAAAGTAAAATTGTTTGGAATGAGATTAAAGCACAGATGAATGGATGCGATGATTTAAAAGGAAAATTCAATATCGCTTATGGGAAAATTGAACATGTAAAGACAAACTCTTTTATCTCAGCATTATCAAAAGATGCTGGCAAGTCAGGTGACGGTTTAAATGTTCAATGTGGGATTATTGATGAATATCATGCTCATGCTACTTCTGAGATTTATGATGTCCTTGTATCAGGTTCGGGTGCGCGACCAAATCCATTAATGATGATTATTACAACGGCAGGATTCAACTTGAATAATCCATGCTATCGTGTGGAATATCAATATGTTTCTAAGATTCTAGATCCAAATATTGATATTGAAAATGAAGAATATTTTGTAATGGTCAATGAATTAGACAAGGATGATGAAATCGCAAATTCATATGTATGGGAGAAGGCAAATCCTATTTTATGTAGCTATGAAGAAGGGTGCTCTTTTTTAAAAGGGGAGTTACAATCAGCATTAGATGTGCCAGAGAAAATGCGAAATTTCCTTACTAAAAATATGAATCGATGGGTTGATATGAAGGAAAACGGCTACATGGACATGAAAAAGTGGAAAGATTGTGATGGAACTGTTGAATTATCTGAATTAAAAGGGTTGGAATGTACAGTAGGAGTCGACTTATCAGCTAAAATTGACTTAACAAGTATTTCATTTGAGTTCAAGAGGGATGATAAGTATATTGTTTTAAGTCATAGCTTTATGCCGGAAGATACGTTAGCTGAGAAGAGACAAACGGATAAAGTTCCTTATGATCTGTGGGTACAACAAAAATGGATCACGACAACTCCTGGTGCGGTAGTTGATTATGAATTTATCAAAACACATATTAGAAACATGGAGAAAGAGAATAAGTTCAAAATTAAAGAAATATGTGCTGATCCATGGAATGCAACACAGTTTATGCAAGACATGGAAGCTGAAGGCTATACGATGATAGAGATACGCCAAGGAATGGCGACTTTATCAGGCCCTACAAAAGATTTTAGAGAACAAGTGTATCTAAAGAAAGTCATTCACAATAACAACCCTGTATTAAATTGGGCAACTAGTAATGCTATAACAAGGCAAGATGCTAACGAAAACATTATGTTGGACAAGTCAAAAACAACAGAAAGAATTGATCCGATTGCGGCTGTAATAAACTCACATGTTCGTTGTATGCTCAATTCTGGTGAGATGGACTTGAATTCCTATATCTTAAGTCAAGATTTCTCATTCTAGGAGGAATTACATGCGGTTTTTATTGTTTTTTAGCAGTATTTTAGAAGATATTTTACTTATTTCGGGGTTGTCCATTATTGTCGGGACGACTTTTTTTATTAATCCAATTTATGGATGGTATCTATTAGGACTTATTCTCACAATGTTGGGGGTGGTAATGATAAGAAGATAGAAAGGAGGTGAAACTTTTGATTTTTCGAAAGTTATTTAAGAATCAAGATACGACCAATTTGAGAAATCCGTCTCCTTGGTTTAAAAGTCTATTTGGTTATCAAGCCGCAAGTGGTGAAAAGGTTACGGTTGAATCATCTTTAGGAGTCCCGACAGTATATCGATGCATTAACATCCTTGCAAACAGTGTTGCAATGCTTCCTTTTCAAGTTTTCAAAAAGACATCAAAAGGAAGAGAAAGAGATAAGATTCACCAAGTATCGTTCATTTTGGAAAGACGCCCAAATCCTTATCAAAGCCCATTTAAATTCAAACATTTAATCGAAACACACCGTAATACATGGGGAAATGCGTATATCAATATTCACTGGGGTGTGGATGGCAGACCGAAAGAATTATGGGCATTGAATCCAGCTGTCACAACTCCAATTGTTGACTTAAAGACGAATAAATTATGGTATTTTACTAGTTTACCGGACGGTACACCTGTAAAAATACCGGATTATGATATTATTCATCTCACTACATTGTCCACTGATGGGCTGAAAGGAAAACCACCTATTCAAATTGCAAGGGAATCTATAGGGAGCTCACAAGCGGCTCAAAAGTTTAAAGGGAAATTCTTTACAAATGGTGCGGCCCATAGTGGGATATTAAAAACTCAACAACCATTAAATAAAGAAGCGAAAAATGTACTACGTGATGCATGGGAAGAAGCAAACACAGGTTTAAATAATGCTCAAAGGATAGCAATTTTGGACGCGGGTTTAGAATTTGAGAAAGTCGGGATGCCTTTAAAGGATGCTCAATTTATTGAGGGGATGAAGTTTGATAAAGCTGAAATTGCAAACATATTTAATATCCCTTTGCACATGATTAATGAGCTAGATCGTGCTACATTCTCAAATATTGAGCAACAGGCATTGGATTTTATTCAAAATACATTGAGTCCAATTCTTATCCAATATGAAGAAGAGTTTTCTTATAAAACATTTTCATTTAATGAACAAAAGCGTTATTATTTGAAGTTTAATCTAACAAGTTTACTTCGCGCGGATTCTAAATCTAGAGCGGAATTTTATAAGATTATGTTAGATGCTGGTGCTTTCTCAATCAATAAAGTATTAGAGCTTGAAGATATAGATGGAATTGGAGAATACGGTGATAAACATCGTGTCGATTTAAACCATGTATCTATTGAGATTGCGGATGAATACCAATTAGCGAAAGCTAGTGGAGGTTTTTCGTTGAAGGGAGGTGAGGACAATTAAAGATGTGTTTACTATTAAAAATCAAACGGAATCGTCAGCGGACCTGTTTATCTATGGTGACATCATAAATAATACAGGTTGGAAATGGGATGACTCTGACATTATGCCCGATGATGTGAAAAATATTTTGGGGCAATTGGATGATAAAAGTAACCTTAATATTTATGTAAATAGCGGTGGGGGTTCAGTATTCGCTGGTTTAGCTATTTATAATATGTTAAAGCGCAATAAGGCCCAAAAAACTGTTTATGTAGATGGCGTTGCAGCTTCCATTGCTTCTGTAATCGCCCTAGCTGGTGATCGTGTTGTTGTCCCTTCTAACGCATTCTTAATGATTCATAAACCTTGGACGTATGCAGCTGGAAATGCAATTGACTTCCGAAAGGCAGCAGAAGATTTGGATAACATTGAGTCTGGAATCATGAATGTATATAAGGAAAACTTAAAAGAAGGCATTGAAATTGAAGAAATTCAACAATTAGTAGATGCTGAGACTTGGTTAAGTGGTGAAGAAGCTGAAAAGTACTTCAATATTGAAGTTGTGGAAGCAAAGGAAGTTGCAGCATGTATGAGTGATTACTTTGATAAATATCAAAAAACACCTAGTAAAGTAGTAGCAAAAGTGCCTTCTATTCCTAAGAAGGACCTTAATGAACAATTAAAAATACAAAACGCAATAGACCTGTTAGAACTATAGGTCTATTTTTTGTGCCAAAACAAGGAGGAAATACCGAATGGATAAACATGAACAAGAATTACGTCAAAGAATTGCTGATTTAAAAGCGAAGGCTGAAGAGTTTAACAATAGCGGTAAATATGAAGATGCAAAAGCAAAAATTGAGGAAGCGAAAAATGCAAAAAATGAACTAGATAACTATCTAGCAATGAAGCAAATTCAAGTTCCTGAACCTGTAAATTCACAAACAGGAGCATTACCTCCAGCACCAGTTAAAAATGAAGACGCATCATACAAAGAAGTATTTATGAAAGCCATTCGTGGCCAAAATTTAAGTAATGAAGAAGCAAACGTTATGCAGGAATATAAAGCAGCACTATCTGAGAATACAGGTAAAGATGGCGGTTATATTGTTCCAGAAGATATTACTACAACTATTAATCAGCTAAAACAAACGGTTGATAACTTGGAAAAATATGTAAATGTACAACCAGTTTCAACAAATAAGGGAGCTCGTACATTAGAAAAACGTGCGGCATCTACACCTTTCGCTCCTTTATCTGAGTATGGAAATCCAAATGCTATGCAAGAAATTGCTTCGCCACAATTCGATCGTTTGCCGTATGTTATTGAGGATTATGCAGGGTTCCTACCTGTACCAAATGATTTATTAAATGATACGGATCAAGCTCTAGAAGTTTATTTACGTCAGTGGATTGCAAAGAAATCTATTGCAACTCGTAATTATTTAATTTTACAAGAAATCAACAAGCTAACAAAAGTTGATTTAAAGGATTACAAAGGTATTAAAACCGCATTAAACGTCACATTAGATCCAGCTTTCTCGGCTGTAGCAAACATTTTTACAAACCAAGATGGATTCAATTACTTAGATCAATTAGAAGATAAGGATGGTCGTCCACTTCTTCAACCAGATCCAACAAACCCAACTCGTAAGTTATTGTCAGGAAAGCCAGTCATTGTTTTATCTAATAAGACAATTGCTACAGATAAAGATGGTAAAGCACCATTTGTTGTTGGGGATCTGAAAGAAGCGGTTGTACTATGGGATAGACAGCAGTTATCGCTTGATATGACGAAAGAGGGCGGAAGTGCTTGGAGAGGTAATACAACAGAATTCCGAGCAATTGAACGTGAAGACGTTACATTATGGGATACAGAAGCGGTTGTATATGGACAAATTACGGTTACGTCTAAAGCAGGAGCTTAATAAGGTAGGAGGTGTCCTTCTTGGTACTAACATTAGAGGAAGCAAAAAAGTATCTTCGTGTGGATGGTGATGAGGAGGACGATCTCATTACATCTTTCGTAGAAGCAGCTGAAATATATATTAAGAATGCCACAAGTAAAAATGTAGATTTAAAGAGCGAGCTTGCTAAACTAGCAACTCGTATTTTAATTGCTCATTGGCATGAAAATCGTGAAGCGGTTGGAAAAGCTGAACAATTGGCATTTAGTTTGCAATCAATATTAGTTCAATTGCAATACTGTGTAGGTGATTCCACATGAACCCAGGTAAATTAGATAAACGTCTTACATTTCAAGTGAAGGACGAGGATGCAAAGGGTCCAGACGGTGATCCAATAGATGGCTATAAAGACTCTTTTACTGTATGGGGCTCTTTTATTTTTTTAAAGGGAAGAAAATACTTTGAAGCAGCCGCAGCTAATAGTGAGGTCCAGGGTGAAACAGAGATCCGATTTCGCACAGATGTGAATGCTGATATGAAAATTAAGTATAAGAACACGATTTATGACATTGTTTCAGTTATTCCGACTGAAAAACACACGTTATCGATCATGTGGAAGCGTGGTGGAATGAATGGCTGATGGTGTAGATTTATTAGGGTTTGATCGTTTGATGTCTGAATTAGAGCAAATGGGCCTGCGTGGAGAAAAGATTGAAGATAAAGCCCTTGCAGCAGGTGGGGAGCAAATTAGAAAAGCTATTGCAGAAAGAAGTGAACCTAGAAGTTCCAGTCCTAAGAAACCATCGAAAAGTGAATCTTGGCGTACAGGTCAACATTTACTTGATAATATACGAGTTACGAAGGCGCGAAAGGAGGATGGCGTAAAAACCATTAAGATTGGAATAGAAAAAGCAGATCGCTCTCCGTATTTCTATGGGAAATTCTTAGAATGGGGAACTTCTAAAATGTCGGCTCAACCATTTATAGAACCAGGATTTAATTCTTCAAAAGAAGCTGCGATCCGTGCTATGACAGACATTTTGAAGAACGAAATGAGGTTGAATTTATGATAAATTTACGCCCCGAAATTGTACAAGCTCTTGAAAATAATCAGGAGCTTGTTTCTTTATTGGTTGGAAAACGTATTTATTATCGTAAAGCCAAAAACGCTGAAGAGTTTCCAAGGATTACATTTTTTGAATTAAACAATAGTCCAGATGGCTTTGCAGATAATGAGGAAAGCGAAAGTGAAATCACATTTCAAATCGATATTTGGTCAAAGGGTAGTACAACAGCAATTCATCAAAAAGTGAATGAAGTCATGAAAAGTATTGGTTTCTCGCGTTATGCGGTTGCTGATTTATATGAAGATGATACACAAATTTTTCATTACGCGATGCGATTCGCGAAAGGAGTGGAGTTATAAATGGCTGGAGAAATTATTAAGATTAGTTCGACTGTCGGTGTAGATAGCCTTGTTTACGCTAAATTATTGAAAGATGATGCAGCAGGTGTTACCTACGATACAGTAAAGGAAATGGAAGGCGCTGTAAAGATTAAAACATCTAAAAAAGTAGCTTCTGAGATTATGTGGAGCGATAACAAAAAGTCCGAAATTGCTGAGTCTGACGGAGAAGTAGAAGTAGAAATCGAACTTCGTAGTATTTCGCTATCAACTAAAGCAGACATTGAAGGATATCCAGAAGTTAAAGACGGCGTATTAGACGAAAGACGTGAAGGTGAAAAGCCGTATTTGGCAATCGGATGGCGCTTCTTAAAAGCGAATGGGAAATATCGATATGTTTGGTTACTAAAAGGGAAGCTTTCACAAGAAGAGGAAGAAGGCGAAACGAAAAAAGATAAGCCAAACTTCCAGACTACAAAACTTAAAGGCTCTTTCATTGAACGTGATTTTGATGATAGACCGAAATTTACTGCCGATGCTGATGAACCTACATTCACAAAAGTTGTCGGAGATAATTGGTTTAAAAAGGTGTACGAAAAAACAGTAACTCAACCACCATCTGGTCAGTAAGAGGGAGCGTTTGCTCTCTCTTTTTTATTAACTAAGGAGGAATAAACTATGAAATTAACTTTACGAATCGATGGAGAAAATCAAATTTTTAATATGCCAGGATTTATCCCGGCACGTCTTATACGCCAAGCTCCTGAGCTTGCTGAAATTCCAAATAATCCTGGTCCAGAGGATATGGATAAAATGGTCCAATTCGTAGTGAAAGTGTACGATGGTCAATTTACATTAGATCAATATTGGGATGGTGTGGATGCGCGTAAATTCTTATCAACAACTTCAGATGTAATCAACGCAATTATTAATGAAACTGTGGAAGCAGCTGGTGGTAATCCTGGAGCTGGAGAAGAAGAAAACCCAAACGCATAGAGGGAGGAGGGCTGACGTTCAATGAGTTTATGGACGAGCTCTACCTCTCTTTATTACGTCAAGGTTATAAACATCATCATATCGATAATGAAATGGATATTTGGCATTATTTAAGGCTGAATCGAAAGCAACGTGAACAAGATAATTCAAATGTTGAAGATAAGAATTCGAATGAAATTGAAGTTCCGGCAGAAAACATTATCTAGCAAGGGGGTGAGACATTGGCAAATGAAATGAACAATCTGGTAGTTAGGCTGTCCTTAGATAATGTCAATTTTCGTCAAGGTATAGCAAATTCAGGTCGCGCAGTAAGGACATTGCAGAATGAATTGAAATCTGTCAGTACAGGTATGGGCGGTTTCGCTAGTGCTAGCCAACAAACACAAGCAAAAATGGACACTTTAAGCAGACTCATTGATGCGCAAAAGGAAAAAGTTAAAGCATTAAGACAAGCCTACGATCAAAATAAAGCTAAATTAGGTGAAAACGATGCGGCAACCCAGCGATATGCTTCACAAGTAAATAAAGCTGTAGCTGATTTAAATAGATTTGAAAATGAATTGAAACAAGTAAACCGCCAAGCTGAGCAAAAAGGGATAGATAAGTTAAATAATTCTTTAAAATCCCTACAGGCTGAATTTCAGTCTATTACAACAGGCATGGGCGGTTTTTCTAATGCAACTGAACAAACTCGAGCTAAAGTTGATGTTTTATCTCGTACAGTAGATAAACAAAAAGAAAAAATTAGGGAACTTCAGCAAGCCTATAATCGCGTTAAAACAGAAGAAGGTGAAGCCAGTCAATCAGCGCAACGATATGCTGAACAAATACATCGGGCTACAGGTGAATTAAATCGATTTGAAACACAATTACAACAGGCAAACCGTGAATTGGATCAGCAGGGAAATCGACTTCTAAATTTCGGGAATCGCATGGAAGAACTAGGTAATCACTTGCAAAATGCCGGAATGCAGATCGGTATGGTATTTGGTGGTATGACTTATGCAATTGGTCGTGGTCTAAAATCAGCAGTGGTAGAATCCATGAACTTCGAGCAGCAGATGGCTAACATAAAAGCGGTATCTGGTGCGACAGGACAAGAAATGGGCAAACTCTCCGAATTAGCTGTTAAATATGGAGAAGATACAAAGTACTCTTCTGTAGAAGCTGGAAAAGGGATTGAAGAATTAATAAAAGCCGGTGTTGATTTAACGGATATTATCAACGGCGGATTAGAAGGCGCGCTTAATTTAGCGGCAGCTGGAGAATTGGAGTTAGGAGAAGCAGCAGAAATTGCTTCAACCGCCTTGAATGCATTTAAAAGGGATGGTTTAAGTGTTACTGATGCCGCTAACTTACTTGCAGGAGCCGCTAACGCTTCGGCCACTGATGTACACGAATTAAAATACGGCCTGTCAGCATCCGCAGCAGTTGCAGCAGGAGCAGGTATGACGTTTAAAGATACATCGACGGCTTTAGCTGTATTTGCGCAGAATGGTTTAAAAGGTTCTGATGCAGGAACTTCACTAAAAACGATGCTTATGCGCTTAAACCCAACAACAAAAGAAGCGTATAACAAGATGGCGGATTTAGGTCTAATAACATATAACGCCCAGGCTGGATTTGATTTCTTGGTTAAAAATGGTATTACACCAGCTTCTAGAAGTGTAGGAGATATCGAAACAGCTTTAGAAAAATATGTAATGAAGACAGAAGGAGCTAAGAAATGGAATGAAAAATGTGAGACAACATTCCGTGAGTTAGCAACAAGTTCAGCTTTCTTGTCATCAAAATTCTACGATCAACAAGGACATATACAAAGTTTAGAAAATATATCTGGAATTTTAAAAGAATCCATGAAAGATTTAACAGATCAACAACGAAGTATGGCTTTAGAAACGTTATTTGGTTCTGATGCAGTTCGTGGTGCAACCATTCTGTTTAATGAAGGCTCACAAGGTGTAAATAAAATGTATACCGAAATGTCTAAAGTAACTGCTTTAGAGACAGCCAATACAAAAATGAACACTTTGAAAGGTCGTATTGAGCAGTTAAGTGGAGCGTTCGACACAATGAAAAAGACAATTGGTGATGCGCTTGCCCCTGTGGTTAGTGCTTTTGTTGCTGGATTACAGAAACTTGTGGATGGATTTAACGCATTACCTGGACCGGTACAAAAAGCTATAGCAATTACAGGTGGTATTGTTCTTGCTTTAACGGCTATTGCAACAGTTATTGGAGTAGTTCTAGCGGCGGTTGGGATGGTTATGTCAGGGATTGGAGCATTAGCAACATCATTAGGAATTGTTGGTGGTGCTGCGGGTCTTGCTAGTGTTGCGGTTGGATTTTTAGGAAGTGCAATAGGTTTATTATTTGGTCCAGTTGGCTTAATAGCAGCCACCTTAATTGGAACTGGAGTTGTTGCATATAAAGCATATCAAAAAGCAACTGAGGACAGTATTGCTTCAGTAGATCGCTTTGCTACAAATACAGAGGGTAAAGTAAGTTCCTCCACAAAGAAAGTTATGGGGGAGTATTTTAAGTTATCTGATGGCATTAGACAAAAATTAACTGAGATTAGATTGAATCATGAAGTAATAACGGAAGAACAGTCCCAAAAGTTAATTGGTCAGTATGATAAATTAGCTAATACAATCATTGAAAAAACAAACGCAAGACAACAAAAAGAAATGGAAGGTCTTAAAAAGTTTTTCGCTGATTCATATGTTTTAACAGCAGAAGAAGAGAATAAGCGTATAGAACAACTGAATCAACATTACGAACAAGAAAAACTAAAGACTCAAGAAAAAGAAAATAAAATTAAAGAAATACTACAAACAGCCGCTAGAGAAAACAGAGAATTAACAACAACAGAGCGTATATCATTACAGGCTTTACAAGATGAAATGGACAGAGTTGCCGTTGAGCATATGTCTAAAAATCAAATGGAACAAAAGGTAATTCTTGAAAATATGCGCGTGCAGGCTAGTGAAATTTCAGCTAGACAAGCAGCGGAAGTTGTTCAGCATAGTGCAGAAGCTAGGGATAAAGTCATAGCAGATGCTAAGAAAACCCGTGATGACAAAATTGCTGAAGCTATCCGACAAAGAGATGAAAATAAAACCATCTCAGGTGAAGAAGCTAACGCGATTATCGGTGAAGCCAAACGGCAGTATGACAGCACCGTTTCAACAGCAAGAGACAAGCATACTGAAATTGTGAATGAAGCAAAAGCACAAGCTGGTGAACACGTAAATCAAGTGGATTGGGAAACTGGTGAAATAAAATCTAAATACCAGGTTATGAAAGATGATGTTGTTCGGAAAATGCAAGAATTATGGTCAGGTGTAACGAAATGGTGGGAAGACACAAAAACATCGGCAAGTAATAAAGTTGAAGAAATAAAAAACACAGTTTCACAAAAATTCAGTGAAAAAGTACAAGCGGTAAAAGATAAAATGAATGAAGTGAAAAGTAGTATCGAAGATAAGTGGAACACGGTTGAAAAATTCTTCAGCACAATCAATCTTTATTCAATAGGTAAAAGTATTCTCGAAGGACTTGGAAAAGGTATCGATGATGCATCTGGTGGATTATTTAGTAAGGCGGCAGGCATTGCTAGTGAAATAAAAAGTACCATTTCAGGAGCACTTCAAATAAATAGCCCAAGTAAAGTGATGATCCCTGTTGGTAGTGCAGTTCCAGAGGGGGTTGGCGTGGGGATGGATAAAGGAAAACGTTTTGTTGTGGATGCAGCAAGAAATGTGGTTGGAACGGTTAAGAAACAGATGAGTAATATGCCATCTGTATTTGATTTTGGATTCCAAACCTCACATTACAATATTCCTAGTGATTCTTTAAATGATTTTGCAAGTTATAACCAACCTAATGCTGGGCAGAATACAGTTTCAACTAATAGAAGCATGTATCCAAATGGATCACTTAATGAAAAGGAAATTAATCTTACTGTAAATATGACCAATATTCTTGATGGTAAAGAGTTAGCAAATGGTACGTATGAATATACTACAGATCTTCAAGAACGTAAGCGAAAACGATTAGAGCAATTTTAAGGACGGTGATATTTTTGAGCAAATTAAGCTTTACATTTAATAATATTAGAAAAGATTATATTCAAATGCTAATAGGGAGAAAACGTCCTTCTTGGTCTCCAATTAAAAGAAATCTTGTCAGAGTTCCTCATCGTCCAGGAGCTTTTTTTATTAATACAGAAACGGAGGAACGCCGTATTGACGTTCCTCTTGTCATTAAAGCAAAGAAAGATATAGCAGATTTACAAAAGCTAAAAGAGGATTTAGCAAATTGGTTAATTACAGAACAACCGGCAGAACTTATTTTTGATGATGAACTAGATAGAACGTATTTAGCTTTTATTGATGGTTCAATTGATTTGGATGAAATGGTAAACAGAGGCAAAGGAGTTATCACTTTTATTTGTCCAATGCCTTATAAATTAGGACCAATCCGAAATGCAAAAGCAAAACTAGAATCAAATAATATTATTAAAATGGATGCTTTGAATGAGGGAAGTGTATTTTCAGAACCGAAATTCAAGATACAGGTAGAGAATCCGTCCACATTCATCGATATTATAAATAAAAATGGAGATCAACATTTTCGTATAGGATATCCAGTTAAAGTAGATGAAACACCAATAAGTCGGTATGAGTTGGTTATGCATGATAAGGCAAATTCTCTAGTAGGTTGGACGGAAGTGGGGAAAGATTTTGTTTCTGATTACGGAAGTGTAGCAGGGAAAATGATAGCGGATGGCGCACGTATCATGCCATCTGATTACGG